TTGTCGTTCGTATAATTGGTAAGAGGGCTTCGGTTCTCTATCAACGACGTAGCAAGGATAACAATAAAAAGTTGTAAATTGAGGAGCTTTCGAGCTCCTCTTTTTTGATCTGGAGGAAGATAAATAGTCTGCTAAAATCACCACAACAAATTATGCCAAAATTTAGAAATAGAAAATGTTTACGATGCAATACTGAGATGTTTACTGCTAGCCGAAGCAATTTTTGTTTGTTATGCTCGAAACAAAATGTGAGAGATAAAATGGTAGATGATGAAATTAAGAATATTAAAGAATGGGGGTTTACTTATATCTCTGGGCCATCATTAAGCGCACATAATAAAAACGTTTATGAAATTACTAATCCGTGCTGTGGTAGACTTCAACACATAGTCTTCAATAACTTACGTAAACAAATCAACAGCGCTAAAAGTAAGAATGGTCCTTCTCCTTGTGGCTATTGCGGACCAAAACATCGAATGCAAACTGCATTAGCAGGATATATTCGTGAACATGGAAAAGACTATGATGTAACCAAAGCAGAAGATTATGCTAGGTTGGTTAGAGGTGTTTCTGAGTTCGTGTACAAGAAAAACAAAGCTTTAATTAATCCGCATAATTACAAAAGAGGAAAAACAGGAGACGACGTTTATCATCTAGACCATATCGTGCCTGTCATTGAGTGTTTTAAGAGAGGCTGGCCTGTTGAGAAAGCGGGTGGATTAGAGAATTTACAGATGTTACCGTGGTGGGACAATCTTAGTAAGGGTGCTAAGATTGAAGAATAAATAAGAAATGCATCTCAATAGGAGCCAACAAAATGCTAATTAAAGAATTATTGACACTTGTAGAAGCTCGACGTGTTCCTAAGGGAACATTCAGTGGAAGTGATAAGAAAACTGATAATAGTCAAGTGAAAGATTTTCGTAATGTAGAGTTTGATCCATCTAATCCTTATCATGCAGATGAGAAAGCTCGCCGCGAAGCAGAGAAAGCTAAGCAACCGAAGTACAGTAAAATAGAGTTAAGTAAGAAGGCTAGAGATATTGTTAAGAAGTGTAGAGCTGATGCAAGATCAGCTGACGAACTTGGCCCTACTGATTTTGTTGATATGTACGTTAACCATCATAAGGATCCAGCTTTGTGGACTGCAGTGATGGATTTGTTAATGTAAGGGAGAAGTGAATGTTACTATTCGATTTATTTGAAGCTAAATCTCGTAGAACAGATTTAGAGTATAAAGATAAGGTCATGAAGGGCGTTATCGAGCGTGTTACTGTAGAGTTAGAAGGCAAAGAAAGCGCCATCTTCACTCGCGCAGCAAAACGTTACAAGCAGATGGATAGACTTTTAGATGCCATCCAAGAGAAACGCAATGAGTTGAATGGTCAGATCAAAGACAAGGTATTAGAGTATTTTGATGACGCGGCAGATATCATTTACACTCGCGTCATCGACACTGTTAGTATGACTGCTACAGTAAGTAAGACGACGCCTGCAACTCCATCTAGTAAGGAAGAAGTTGTGGACTATGAGAAGGTGATGAAAAAGTTGATGGAGCTCGTTCCTGAAATTGAAGGTAAGGCAAAAGAGCTCATTAAGGAATTCACCGCAATTAAATCAGTCGCGGCTAAACCAGAAATTACTAAGTTGTCTGTCAAGTTTAAGGACGAAGATGATAAGAAGAAAGCATTGAAAGGCAAGTTAGACGGCATGTTGGATGAAGGTCTGAGCGATGTGTGGATGGCTATTAAGGCGAAGGCGAAGGCGATCTTTGATTCATTTAAGACGTGGGGCAAAGATTATGACGCAAAACTCGCTGAAATCAAATCGATGATGAAGCCGGCAAAGCAAGTGAAAGAGGACGCGACTCTTTCTAAGCTGCCTATGAAGACCAAAAACTTCGTCAAGAAGTTGAAGGCAAGTGATTTGGATGAAGACGACGTAGCAGACATTGTCGACGCGCTTGAGGGGCAGGATGGTGACACCCTACTTCATACAGATGATGTTGCTAAGATTTGCAAGCTAGCGAAAGTAAAACTTAACAGCGTCTTAATCGCAATTAACGTGTTGGAAGATCCAAACGCTGAAGTTGCTTAAGTGAGAAGTTGTGCGTGCTATATGTAGCTGCGTATGTAGTGGTGTTAGATTTTCATCGATAGCCATTGACTTATAATGAAATCTCTATCGATGAAATTCCCATGACTACCTACGCATATAAAGAAAAGCAGACTCGATTGTGTTACCCACTCAAAGGAGCACAATCATGTCTCGTACATATCGCCGCATCAAAAAGCAATCTCAACCTGGTCGAATCCATAATGAATATAAGGACGGAAAGCGAATCTTAACTCCATTCGTGGATCGTGAAATTCCTAAATGGAGATTCCATTCTGACATGATGACAAGGCACTTATCTTTCCAGTACTTTTACGAGGAGCCTTGGGAGCCTTCGAATAGAAGTAAGCGTAGAAAGCACAATTTGGAAATCATAAAATGGATGAAGAATCCTGACTATGAGATTCAATTTCAGCGTCCTCGTCAGATTTGGGATTTGTGGTAACATTAGGGAGTCTTCGGGCTCCCTTTTTGTTTACTTCAGTTTGTAGACAGTATAAAATAACTCATTAGTATTTGATGATAAGTTATCAAGATGAATATCTTTTTTCTATCTAGAAATGCTGAAGAAGCCGCTAAGGCGATGATTGACAAACACATTGTCAAGATGCCTATAGAGTCTGCACAGCTTTTATCCTGCGCGCATCGTTTTCTTGACGGCGAGTTTATCCAATATGAATATTGGGATGAACAAGATCGAGATAGAAACAAGAAGATGTGGGTAATGCCAGACGAAGAAGTCAAGATGCAATACCGTATCGATGGTAAGCTTCGCCCTTATTATTCGCATTCTCGTGGATTTGCTTTATATGCTGCCACCCATTTGAATCATCCATGCTGCACCTGGAGTATGGAGGGTGAGAAGCAGTATGAGTGGCATTTCCAATTGTTGAAAGCAATGCTGAAGGAATACACTCGACGTTATGGAAAGATTCATGGCGTTGAGAAGCTTCTTCCATTGCTAGCAAATCCACCAAAGAACATCCCTAAAAACGTTGAATGGACTGACCCTCCATTAGCGATGCCTAATGCCTACAAACAACCAGACCATGTCGCTGCGTACCGTTATCTCTACAATCGTGACAAAGCTCGCTTCGCTAAGTGGACGAAAACAAATCCGCCCGACTGGTTCCAACCCCAGTTCTAGCATGCAAATCTTTTCTAACGAATATCTTCAAAATCTGCAAGATCAACTGAAGCTGCTCAATATGACTTTGGGCAGGCTTCCTCACGATGCGTACTTTCATCGCACTTATGGAAACCAACCTACTTCTCAAGCAGTTCAAAACCTCCTAATTAAGCGTATTGAGTTGGAAGCGACTATTGAGACGTTGAACGAACATTTGAATGGATGAATAAATATGGGGTTAACCTTATAAAGGAGAATCTCATGTCTCATATCAAATCCCTAATCAATAACCTCATTAACCAACGCACTGATGAAGCAGCGTTGGATCTTCATAACCACCTGAAAGAATTCTTCAGCTCTAAACTGAAGATAGGTCATTCGCCGTCTGCTGATCAGCAATATGCCGTAGTGGATGGAGATAATGACGAATACTACAAGTGCGACAGCAAAGAAACTGCATGGGCAGTTGTAAAAGCGTTGAGCGCAAATGGCGGTAGCGAAGCTGTCCGCGCCATGACTTATGATGAGCTTTCTAAAGAAGCAAAGCACGCGTTCGATAATGCCACAACAGTTACCGGTGATGATGCCGACTCTGTTGATTTGCAGAAATTCGCCTTCACTGCATAAGGAACACAATGAGCCATATCAAGTCATTAATTGACAATCTTATTAACCAACGTAGTAAAGAAGCCGCGTTGGATTTGCACAATCACGTGAAAGCTACAATGCGCAGCCAGCTTGCAGTAAAAGAAGCAGATAGACCGTTTGTTCCTGCTCTCTTGTGGTGGCATAAGAAAAATTTGCTGTCAAGTGAAATTGCTGGTCAAGTCATTCATGAAATGTCCTACAGCAATGATATTCGTCCACGTGATCCAGAACTAGTTCAAAAAGCCTTGGATCATAATGATCCGCAATCAAGTCACTTGGTCATTATGGGCTTCTACAGCGAGAGCGACGCAAAAGGTTGGCTTGCTGACACGCTTCAGCGTCTTCGTGAAAGAGATGATGAAATCCCAGACGACTATCGCGGCATCGGCATTGAGACCGATTTTGACGAATAATCAGGTTCCAAAGAAATTCAGTTTCCCTATATATAACTACATCAGTTAAAAACATTCGACTTAGTCGAGGAGATCATGGCTTCACTACTCTTATCCACATCACTTTATCCTCTCGCGCCGGCAGCGTTGGGTAGTGTGCTGTCGGCCCCTGGAGTAAGTTGTCCCTGAAGAGTTCTGAACTAGAATTTCTCAAGGGACTCCACGAAAGTTGAGTCCCTAAATTTTTATCTGAAGGTAGTTTTTACAAAGTGTGTAGTTAGATATAATTCACTTATACCAACTAACGTTGGTAAGCTTTAAAAGATGTTGGTGAGCTGGACAGAATTTCGTTACCCAGTCGAACATCTTAATGATGAAGATCACAACGAGTTTTCATCAAGTAAGTTAAGAGATAAAATATCATCTCTAAATTGTTCTTTCACAATTTAAATTCTCTTGGTTCCTTAGCTCAGCGGTAGAGCAAATCTCTTATTCGAAAGACTTATAAATAACTTAAGATTATTTTAAGGATTTCATAAATGCCAAAAGGAGTATTTTCGACCATCACTTGCGATAAATGCGGGAAAGAAGTAAAGTCAAACGCATTGAATAGACATATCACTAAATCCTGTGGTAAGGTTTATGAGAAAAGAAAGCGAGTTGCATGGAACAAAGGTCTAGATGTTTCAGATCCTAGGATTGAGAAATTAGGAAAATCTATTTCTAATTCCTTAAAAGGAATCAAACGTGGCCCCCTTTCAGAAAAGCAGAAGTTACAGTTATCTGTGCTTCAATCAGAACGCTTAAAGAAAGGATACTCTGATGGTTCGAGGCAGCAAGCTGGAGGATTTTGTAAGTGGTACGAAATTGATGGAGTAAAAGTCCAAGGATCGTGGGAATTAAGAACAGCGCATATCTTAACAAGATTTAAAAACCTTGGTGAGATTAAAAATTGGTCAAGATGCCCACATCGAATAACTTACTTCGTAAATAACGAACCTCATACATATAATCCAGATTTTGAAGTAGAACGAATCAATGGTACTAAATTTATTCTTGAAATCAAAGGTCGTCAATCTATTGTAGATGACATAAAATGGGATGCGGCTAAAGCTGCATCCTTTGAATTGATTGTTTGGCGATTGAAAGACATCGAAGACAATGAACAAGAATTGCTGAACAAGGATAAGGTCGTAGGTTCAATCCCTACAGGAACCACAAATGCAACCGATAGATAATGATTATCTCAAACAGGTGTCGAAAGACGTGAGGGTTCGAACCCCTCTCACTTAGGAAACTTTGTGATGGCGGAAATGGCAGACGCACCGGTCCTAGTCGAAAGACAATCTTCGTTATCGCTACTTTGTTGCTTTTATGCGGGTGTAGCTCAGTGGTAGAGCATTTCGTTGCCAACGAAAATGTCGCAAGTTCAATCCTTGTCACCCGCTCTAATTTAATATCGCATCTGGTCTCCAGAGTCAGCTCTTGCCATATTAAAAAGTCTTCTCTTTTATTGTTCGCCTAGTGAAAACAAAGCTTTTGTTTTCACTAGGAGTAAATTATGAAAGTATTTGTATGGGATTACATTTCGAATTTGACGGATAACTATCATTCCGGTGGTGGACTGATAGTCTTTGCAGAAAATGTAGAACGTGCAATGGAGCTAGCAATCGCAGAAGGTGTTACGTTTTCTGAGTCTGACAACCTAGTCGATGTCCGCATCGTTGATGGTGGTGAAGAGCAAGTTTATATAATGCAAGACGCTGGTTGCTGTTAAGCAATATCGTATGACTCAAATCGGGAGAGGCGGGTCATACACTTGGGGGATTAGCTCAGCTGGGAGAGCGCTTGCCTTGCACGCATGAGGTCATCGGTTCGATCCCGATATCCTCCACCAAGTTGTAATCGATAAGAATAACTGCTCGACATTGGTTATCTATTCTTGCGAAAATGGAGTTAGGAGTTCGATTCTCCTCTTGAATGCTGGGCGCAACTTTGACTCGATGTCAATTTTTGTTGTTCTTATCAATTACAGTTTTATGAAAGTTCTCCCTGGTAGAGAAGGAGAATAATGGACGAGGCGATAAATGGTCCGTTTTCATTTTTAGGGAATCTAGAGGGCTAGACGCTGCACTTGCACTGCGGTAGGAACGGTTCGATACCGTTATTCTCCACCAATTTTAAGAGTTAGATCAGCACTGAAGTTCTGTTTCGGCAGATGGGGTTAAAAGGCCTCCTGTTGTTAAAGTGAACTCTTAAAGTTAGCAAACCGCTGTTTGAAGATTATCTTACAGATGCATGGTTCGACTCCATCCCGCAGCCACAAGCTAAGGGTAAGCTCCAGTCGGGGAGCAACTTCTTCTAACATTTTTGTTTGCACTATGCGGGGGTTCTCCTGAGAGAGGACTCAGCCTTCCAAGCTGATGGAGAGGGTTTGAATCCCTTCCCCCGCTCCAGGTTACTTTTTTAGCATAAATATTTTCTTTAATTGGAAATGTTTATGCAACAAGCAGATCGTAGAAAGTACCACTACATATACAAGATTACTAGAGATGATGGCCGATATTATATCGGAATGCACAGCACGGATAATCTTGACGATGGATATTTTGGTAGCGGCAAGTTAATTACTCGATCTGTTAAACAGCACGGCGTTGAGAAGCATAAGAAAGAAATTCTAGAATTTCTTTCTTCGCGAATTTCTCTTAAAGAAAGAGAACGACAGTTAGTCAATGAAGAAATTGTATCTGATCCTAAGTGTATGAACATCGCATTAGGCGGTCATCCAAGTGGATTCTTCACAAAGGCACAGCAGGTCAATGCTTCTATTGCCGGAAATCGATCAAGTAAGCGTGATCATAAAGTTATCAGTGAAAAAATCTTGCAGACAAAGCGCGAACGAAATAGCTTCAATCGTTCACAGTGGGGAAATTGGCAAGGCAGAAAACATTCTGAAGAAACCAAAGCAAAAATGAAAGCTACTATCGCTGAGCGTGCATGCGGCATCGGTGAAAAGAACAGTCAGTTTGGATCTTGCTGGGTAACCAATGGTGTAAAACCTATCAAGATCAAGAAAGAACAACTCGATGAATTCCTTGCAAGAGGTTATTCACAGGGTCGTAAAGTAGTAGATGGAACCGCTTAGAATTGATTACCTTGGATAATACGTTGGGACACAATCCTAATGTTAGGGAGTTCAAATCTCCCGATTCGATTCTTACTTTTGTTCCAACAAAATTCAACTCTCCTAAATATAAGTACAGTTTTTACTCTACTTTATAGGTGATAAAATGAACAAACTTAAAGAGTTTTTGTTAGGTGTAGTACTTGCTATAATATTAAGCATACTACTTCTACTGTCAGTAACGACTTACATTAATGTTGTTGGTTTCCAATTTTCATGTAATGGTCGTTCTAACGCAATTTACTCATATCCTTTTGGGTACGATTGCTGGTTGAAATAGTTTCATTGCCCGTGTGGTGGAATTGGTAGACGCACCTGACTCAAAATCAGGCGCCGCAAGGCTTGTCGGTTCGAGTCCGACCACGGGTACCAAATTTAAGTAAGTTAGCATGAGATAAGTATGCATGCCTAATGTTTCCTAAGGCCAGACGGACCGCCGTGAAACTTACTGACATCAAGTATCGGCCGGTACTCTGTCACGAAGTGCAAGTCCAGGTGTTGGAGTAGCGACCAACCTTACTTAATATGGGAGTATGGCGAAATTGGCAGCACGCGCGAGGTTTAGGTCCTCGTGGTAGAGATACCGTCTCGGTTCGAGTCCGAGTACTCCCACCAAATTTTCTTAATTATGATTTACTTTACAGATGAATTTGTAAAAATGCTACTTGATCCGGTGTTTTGGATTATCATAGTGGTACTAAGTGTAGTACAAGCCACGTTTAAATGGTGGCTTAGAAAGTAAGAGAGTTTTTAGTTGCGGGTAGGGTCCGGTCACCACCGTGGTCTCATAAGCCATTGGCATCGCAGGTTCAAATCCTCGCACCCGCAACTAAACACTTTCAAAGCGTCCATGGTGGAATCTGGTAGACGCATCGGGCTTAAAACCCGCCGACCGTAATGGTCATCCCGGTTCGAGTCCGGGTGGACGCACCAGAATACTTTTAAGTATCAGTAACGATATTGATCGGTAGTGGACTACTAGATGTTCACGCGAATGAAGTCGGAGGGAGTTGGAAACCCCACCGTGAAAATCTCCGATTGCACCTTTTTGTTGTCATGTAACCGTTAGTAATTGGTTATCCATGTAAAGGCGGCGCCTCTGGCTTAACTAGGTTCGAATCCTAGTCGATTTCACCAGTTTTCAGTAGATTTAAAATGTTTAAACCAACTTACCTATACATCAAAACCCATAATAAAACAGGTCTTAAATATTTCGGCAAGACTATTAATAACCCCTTTAAATATCGAGGTTCAGGATTACACTGGACGAGACATTTAAAAGCGCATGGAAATGATGTTACGACTGAAATTGTTGGATTGTTTACTGATGAAAAAGAATGCATAACGGCAGCGCTAGAATTTAGTGAAGCACATAATATCACTCTATCTGAAGAGTGGGCTAATCTAAAACCTGAGAATGGTTTAGATGGTGGATTATCTACAGTTGTGGCTGTTAAAATTAAGAAGACGCTTCTTGAGAAATATGGCGCCGGATACTATAGAAACATAGCGTCGCAGAATACTAATCGACATTCCGAAGAAGTCAAGAAAAAGATTAGTGAATCTGTAAAGAAGAATTTTCAGAAGTTTGGATGTCCTAGTCTCGGAAAGGTTAGACAGAAAGTTCAATGCCCGCACTGCGATAAATCTGGTGCCATGAACACGATGTCTAGGTTTCACTTTGATAAATGTAAGTTTTTCAAAGAGTAGCGTTGGAGTATAATTTACTTCTCAGTTGCTACATAGCGACGTAGAGCGACGTAGAAGTAAAACCAAATAATAGTTTTTCTAAGTAAAGAGTTGGTATAAAATATCATCTCTTACAAAATTAAGTAGAAATTAGAAAGAGTAACCGGAGCTTATTGGTTATCTCTTTTAATGGTATAAAAACCGTGTAGGTTCGATTCCTACTTGTCCTTATGGTTACGGTGGACAATGCCCAATGGCATATTTGTTATTCTTTCTAATTTCTATTTCTATTTTTAAGTTTTGACAACCGAATTGATGATGGTTATCCTTTTGCGAACCTACCCGTCATCTACTAACTTGTTGTCAATATCTCCGCGTAGCGCAGTCCGGTTAGCGCATCTGCTTTGGGAGCAGAGGGTCGTAGGTTCGAATCCTACCGCGGAGACCAACAATTAAAAACGATGACAAGAAAAGTTGATATAACCGCATTCATTTATGATAAGCGTGGAAACATTTTGAGTGTCGGCAAGAACTCTTATGTAAAGACTCATCCACTTCAAGCGAAGCATGCTAAAGCGGTTGGTGAAGTGTATAAGATTTATATGCACGCTGAAATTAATGCCATAGCACGATGCAAGAACACTGCATTAGCTTATCGAATGGTAATAACAAGGTTCACCAGAAGTGGTGAAGAAGCTCTTGCTAAACCTTGTAAGATTTGTGAAAGAGCAATTTCCTTCACAAGCATTAAAGAAGTAATCCATACATAATGAGGTAATGATGATGATGATGAAGAAACTACTTGCTGTATTTGCGTTGATTGTTCTTGCTGGTTGCGATCCTTATTCACAAGATGTATCTACGCGCTATTCGGTAAAACCCGCAGAATTAAAAGACTGCTCATTCAATGAATTAGGCGGAGGTGGCGGTCGAATCACGGTGGTAAGGTGTCTAAACAGCACTACAACTACTACGATGCATGAAAAATCTCTTAAGACAATCGTCGTAATTGATGGTGTAGAATTTGAGAAAGTCGAGAAGTAAATATGGGTGTGCTGAGCATTGGTGAGCTCAAGAGACTGTAAATCTCCCGCATACAAATAAGCCTGTGTAGGTTCAAATCCTGCCACACCCACCACAAGGTTCCAATAAATACCTATTTCAAAATTGAGTAATAGGTATGGATTCAATCTTAGAATGCAGTAAACGAACTATCTCCAAAATAGCTAAGAGGATGAATCTTAGTTGTTTTAACTGTGGTTGGAATTTATGTGTATGCGATTTTCATCACATACTGCCACAATCAAAAGGCGGAGGCGATGAGCTTTCTAATTTAACTTACTTGTGCCCAAACTGCCATAGAGCAGCGCATAATGGTTTAATTAGCGAGTTCAAAAGCGCGAAAGAAGTTTTCGGCGATACGTGGAAAGAGTATTATAACGTAACACCAAGAACAAAGTCTAGGCGGGAGTTTGAAGGAAAAGTCGAATTTACTGATAAAATGAAATCTGCTCTTGCGCTAGGACGAGCTAAACGAATTAGTATAGTAGAAGAAAAAGCAAAATTAAAGCTCGTAGAGTTAAAAAATGCTAATTTGGATATAACCCAATATGGTTGGATGCGGAAAGCGTCAGCTATTTTAGACATAGCTCCGCAGAGTGTAGTACGTTATCTTAAGAGACATTGCCCAGAGTATCTCACTGGTGCAAAAATGAGACGTAAGTATAGTTCGTAAGAGCGACAAATTTAATCAACCGATCGAATCATGGTTATCCTTCTACGATTATCCCCATGATTCACTCCTTTGTTGATTCAGTATTTTGCAGATGTGGCGTAATTGGCAGCCGCGCAAGCTTGAGGTGCTTGTGGTAGAAATACCGTGTGGGTTCGAGTCCCATCGTCTGCACCATGTTTTACCACCCTACCCAATGGGTTCTCGACAGTGGTTGGAAGGATCGAGACAAGTAACAAGAGCCGGCGCATCCCTTCGAAAAGGACGAGGAGTTCGATTCCCTCACTATGTTCGTGGTAAATGGTTTTGTATGCAAACAGCTATTAGCTCACCGTTGAAAGAATACGGATCAGTAGGCTCAACTGAAATTTGCATACTAAACGCACTGATGAGCTGGTGAGATTCCAGCGAAACAATTTAGAGAACAAGAAGTAGAGTATGGGCTCCTTCTCAAGTATCTAAGTTGTATGCGTTTCGGGTTATGCCCAAACTGGTAAACGGATCCGCGACAAGCGGTGGTCGAAAGACATGGAGGTTCGAATCCTTCTAACCCGAAATGCAACAATCATTCTGGGTGTATTGTCAATCTGGTAGACGGCCCTCTTTGGAAGTGGGAGGCTGCAGGTTCAAATCCTGCCACCCAGACCAGGTTACCTTTTTGCTAAATAGCTTTGAAAGGAGCTATCATGCAAAGAGCAGACAAACGAACTTACCACTACATTTACAAAATAACGCGTGATGATGGGAAGTATTACATTGGCATGCATTCGACGGATTCGCTAGAAGATGGTTATTTTGGTAGTGGTAAGTTGATCACGAGATCAATTAAGAAATATGGTGTTGAAAGACACAAGAAAGAAATCCTAGAGTTTCTTCCTTCACGAATTCAACTCAAAGAAAGAGAACGTGAGTTAGTTAATGAAGAAATTCTCGATGACCCTAGATGCATGAATTTGCAACTTGGTGGAGGAGGCGGATGGGCAAATAACCCAAATTCGCTAATACCTCTTCGAGATCCAATTATTAAGAAAAAGATTGGAGTTTTAGCTGCAAAAACTATTGCAGCTAGAAGAGAAAATCAAGAGTATCGCGATTCTTATGCTCAAAAGATTTCTGAAGCTGTTACTGGAAATCAAAATTGGTTAGGTAAGAGTCATACTAAGAAAACTAAAGCTAAAATGTCAGCCTCCGCAAAAGGTAAACATGATGGTGAAAAGAACAGCCAGTTTGGTACATGCTGGATTACTAATGGTGTTAAAGCCATAAAGATTAAAAAAGATTTACTTGATGAATATCTGAAAAATGGATATCAAAGAGGAAGAGGTACTTTGCCCCGGTAGCCCAATTGGTAGCTGGTAGCAGGCGCTACGCTCAGAACGTAGTTATGTGTCAGTTCGAATCTGACTCGGGGTACCAAGTTTTATAAAGTAGAGTTGTTTGTTATAATTCTACTCTAAATTCTTTTTAGCCCAGCAGAACGGGTTGCTTCTCGCGCGACAGCCCATAGATGAAGACGACTTGCTCTTCGTGGAATTACTGGTTCGACTCCAGTGTGCTGGGCTAAAATGAATTATGGAGGGGTGGCAGAGTGGCCTATTGCACCATCTTGGAAAGGTGGCGAATCGAAAGGTTCCGCGGGTTCAAATCCCGCTCCCTCCGCCAATTTTGCAGCTGTCTTTCTTATCGAACTCATGGAGAACAATGTGAGCGGTTTGAGAGCTAGGGTAGGTTCGGACTTTAAGTTCCCTCCGCAGTGCAAAAGAATATGGAGGCGTGGCAGAGTGGACGATTGCACTGGCTTTGAACCCCAGCGACTCTTAATCGGGTCCGTGAGTTCGAATCTCACCGCCTCCGCCATATGATTGAGTAGAGCATAAATAAATTTTTAAAATGCTCTACTCATTATGCAATGTCTCGGATGTAATAAGGAACTGATTCCCGCGCCGACCAGAACTACTGTTGGAGGTAAGAAGTTCTGCGACACCCGCTGTCAACAGTTGGCTCAGCGAACTAAGAGAGTCGCAAATTTTCTTAGTGGCAAATACTCAAACAAACTGATGGGATTTCCGACCAATAGTTGGCCGAGAAATTTACTCATTGAACACTTTGGGTTAAAATGCAACTGCTGCGGTATTACTGAATGGAATAGCAAGCCCATCACACTGGAAGTAAACCACATCGATGGGAATGCAGCATACAACGTTCTAGAGAATTTAGAATTTCTTTGCCCAAACTGTCATTCTCAGACTGATACGTACAAAGCAAAGAACAAAGATTCTGCCAGAACCTTTAGAAGAAGAAACAACGCTGACGTCGCATAGCGGCCGATTGCACCGGCTTTGTAACCCGGAGGGGAGACCCCACGTGAGTTCAAATCTCACCGTCAGCACCAAACACCTGCCATAAATATTGCTTTATGGAGAACAACATGCAGCTAATTAAAGAACTCAACAAATTAACTGAAGCTAAGTTTGACGACTTGCTTTCTGACATGGGATATGATTCATCAAGCACACTTGATGAGATGGAAAATATTTTCTACAAACTTCATGCTAAGGTAAAGCCTTTATGATGCTGATCCAAAAATCAAAGAAGCATACATTAAGTTATCTCAAGATTTCAATCTCGCAAATAGAGATGGTAAGCGTAGTCAGATGTATTATGCAATGCGAGGTTTAGCAAGCATCATTGCTGGCGACGATTAATAAAATTTGGAACCGAAGAAAGTCAGTTATCATTTATCCCATTTGACGTCTGACTTTCAATCCTTTGTTCCTATTTGCCTCGGTGGTTAATGTAAATGTGGTACAGCTACTACGCTTAGAACGTAGACCTTTTTGTGGGTTCGAATCCCACCCGAGGTACCAAATAACTGGAAAAGTACGTGTCCCTGAAAAATAAATTGATTAAAGCTGGCCGAGCATACAAATGCGAAAGCTGCGAAAACGCTGGTGAATGGCAAGGCAAACCGCTTGCATTACAAGTGGATCATATCGGCGGGATAAATTCCAACAACATGCTGGAAAACTTACGATTCCTTTGTCCTAACTGTCATTCGCAGACATCGACTTTTGCTGGACGAAATGCAAGTAAGAAACTCGCAGAGTGGCGAAAGCTTCCAATTGATGAATTTGTAGAGTCAATAAAAGATTCTTTTTCTATTGTTGAGGCTATTAGCCGCTTGAAATTGAACCCTAAAAATGCGTTGATTAGAGCCCATGTTCAACAGATAATTGCTGATGGACGCGCTCAGTTAAAAAACAAAAACGAGAGCACTCTAATTCAAAATCAGATTTTAGCAATTGAAAGATCAACTATTCGATTTGATAAGTTTGGATGGGTTAAAGAGGTATCTACTTTGCTAGAAATAGAGCCACAGAAAGTTTCAGGTTGGATGAGAAGAAATATGCCATCCTTTTATAATGATAAGTGCTTTAAAAGAAAGTTATCATGAAGGTTGAAGTAGAAAAGCCAAACTTTGCTGGTTTCAATCAGGTAATTTTGGTTGATGACAAAGGCAACAAGCAGTATGCGAAGATGCCTAAGAAAGCAAAAAGTATCAATGACGCAGTCTTGCATCGTGAAGACGGCCCTGCAAAAGAATACGTGAACGGTTATAAAGCCTACTTTAAAGATGGTAAGCTTCATGGTACTGTTGAATTCGCTGGAAAGATTTGTTCTACTTGGAATAATGGAGTACGAGTAGAAGAGCACAAGCATGTATGGGAAAAGATTTCTGGCAGTATGGCAGAATCGCACTACAAATGCCAATCTTGCGGTGAAGAAGATTGGCGATAACTAAACATTAGGAGGTTTGCATGTCTTCGCTAAACGCAATGGACATTCGTCCGTAAGCAACAAAGGTCAGCCACGCCATTCAGTAAATGGCGTAAGTAAAAAGTTCAGACGGCAAGCAGAGTTGTACAAATACTTTGCTAGGCATTGGGAACATGTATTAGACTTCAGTGATGAAGCTCTTTTGCAGAGGTTTAACAGTGAGTCGTATGGAACTTACGTTCATGAGAAGAATGGTTATCTGGTAGGTAAACATTGGTTGAACGTGACTGTGAGTTGTTGGAAAGAAGATATCGCAATGGGCTGTCTTTTTGTTAGAGAGCTTTATGAAGACGGTAATTTTCCAGAGTGGTGGTTAGATAGTATTTTCAAGAAGACATGAGAACAGTAGCATATTCATACGGAACAATCTCTGAATCAATGCACTTTGATGATCATGATGAAGCGCAAGCCTTTTATGACATGATGTTGGAACGTGTTCATGTATATGCATCAGAGTTCGGAGATGATAGTGAATATGAGCCTAGCATCGCAATGTACGATGAAAATGGCGAAGAAGTTAAGTAGTTTTGGCGGATAATTACCGCCCTTTATCGGAGTGTAGTCCAGTGGCAGGGCGCTTGCTTTGGGAGCAAGAACTCAGAGGTTCGATTCCTCTCACTCCGACCACAAAGTTACACAATAGTGAGTTCAATTGAAGCATAATAAATACATCGCACACATTTTGTGTTAGTATTATATTATGGACACTTACATGACACTTCTCAAACAAATCTCTTCTCTCGTCGAGGAAATCCGAGAGAATGCAGAGGGTCTTGACCCAAATGTTTTGCTCGAAGCGATACATGTTACTGAATTTTCTAAACCTGTTGACGGCGACACGCTCCTTGAGGAAATGAGGAACGAAGGTCTGCTGTAACATGAAATACAAAGTAAAAGTCGGCGATGAATTCCCCATCGCAAAAGTTAGTGTCGTACAGTTTCGCCGCTCAAAGCTGTTCAATGAAACCCTAGCAAAACACAGGGATGCGGCAGCGAAGGTTGCAGAGTTTATCAAGCTCAAAACGCAAGACCCGATGGATCAGTTTGGTAAGAAGGACCAGCATTTCGTAAATAATGGAATCCTGCAGGCCACTGGCCTTATTCATGCCCATCTTACATTTGATCTTAGTATCCTCTACAAACGTTCAGGTCGAAATCCGACCATTATCGATTTGGTCGCAATCGCTACTCATGATGAGTTAGGAACTGGACAACCACCTAACATCAAGCAGCAGAAGAAGATGGTGAAGGTTCTAACCAGTCAGACGTTTGAATCCAGGAAAGTCGTTGGCTTCAAGAGGTTATAAAAGTTTTACCGTTAGCATAGCGGTTAAGTGCATCGCTACGAGGGTAGGATACTGTTCGATTCAGTTGAAAGCATGGTGACCGTAAATCCGCAAGCGAAGACATTGGTTCGAATCCAATATGGTAAATAGAATTTTTGGAGAGGTCGCATAATCTGGTTATTGCAACTGCCTGCTAAGCAGTCGGTGTGAACAACGCCTTCTGGGTTCAAATCCCAGTCTCTCCGCCAGTTTTGTAGTGAATGCTTCAGCCCATATGGGAGCGATTAGGCGACAACTATAAAGCCTGAGCATATTGGAGGTAACAGCACCAATCACTACAAATTAGAACGGGTGAGTTTGCTACTCACTAGGGGTATTGGACCCATCACATTAAGTAGCCGCAGATACTGTCGAAAGACATCTGAAATCGCGCATATTGTGAGGCCCCGAAGAAGCAGTTAGCAACTGTGAAATGGTTCTTTACGGAAGATAGATTGCATGGTGCATAGCCGATCTCGAAAGTCGGTCCACTGGCTAGTACCCGGTGATGGTTCGATTCCATTTTCTTCCGCCACTCCTCTTATTCAAATTTATGCAAATCAAAGTAAATGTTTTTGATCTCTGGGGAGATCATACAGACAAGCTTCGCCAAGAAGTTCGCGATGCATTTAAGATGGAAATCCCCGAGTATGTCGTCTTACATTTTCCACCAGCCCTCGTTGAAAAAATGAAGAAGGTGGCAGAGGTAACGAAAGAACTCAATCTCCGCACAGTAACCTTTGGTCTTCGCAACAAAGAAGGTGAAGAGCGCCCGAAGATAGTTCCTTACACCAAAGACGGTGTAGAAATCCCAGTCACAGAATACGAAGAACACGGTGTCTTCAAAACGCTAGATGAATTCTCGTTGGAGTACCTTTGGTTCTACGACGCGTTTAGCGCGCACTTTCACTACAACTGCAGTTGGTGGGAAATAAATTTTGAAACAGATAGGTTTGTTTTGGATGAAGAGGGTCTGACAAAGTATCCTCCTCGACAAAGACGCAAGAACTCCGTGAGCCTTCCCACGTAAAGAAGGTCGGTGGTCGTAGCATCGTGAATAATGGACGACGGTATGTGATTGCGACCCGTTATTAGTGATCCGGTAATGGCTACCGTTAATCGTGAAGGAGGAGTCTAACATGATAGCCACTGAATAAAGTTTTTAGTACGAGTACTTTAGCATATAATTCATATACTTACTTTTTAACTGTTTGAACTTAGGAGAATTTAAATGTCGAAGAACAACAAAAACGCCAAGCGCCTGGTTGCTGCTCGTGAAATGAGCCAGAAGCGCGTCGCTGGTGGTAAGGGTCCGGCAAAGACCACGCCGGCTCATGGCAAGAAGAACGCCTGGTTCCAGAAGTTCGACACCTACCGCGAGTTCCTGAACAGCAAGAACAAGAAGACTTCGCGCAAGCAAGAAGCTGAAGTGTCTGCATAAAATGATCTTCGCCGCGATCATGGTGTATTTTGCGAAGGAGCGATTAGTCAGAGGGGATGGGCTATTCTGCGTTGGCGTTGCAGCAGCATGCGAATTAGTATTTGAACTGGCCATCATCGCTGCTCATGCCGCAAAATAATTTTTAGGGACGTAGCTCAATTGGCAGAGCAGTGGTCTCCAAAACCAAAGGTTGCAAGTTCGATTCTTGCCGTCCCTGCTCAAACTCTGTTTTTCTGTTAAAAGGATAATATGCAAATTAACCTTCGTCAGGCCGGCCGCCTGGAACGAAATCTCATGCTCGCTCAGCAGAAGCTGAATAGCGATATGAGCGAACATCAAATTCGCGTTACGCTTCACGAGGATTTTCAAGAAGCAGTTAACGCGATGCAAACGAAGATCGAATCCGCTGCGGTGCAGAGCGTGAATTTGATCGCACTGCGTTTCGCTGTCCGCAAGGCAATCGAAACCCAAAACGAAGTTGCTGGCATCAACCAGCTAATGAACGAAGAAGCCAAGCTGAAAGAGCTGGCTAAAGTCATCGAAACTTCAACTGCCCATCCCGTAACGGACGCAGAAGTAAAAGTGGCGAAAGCACGCCACGAAGCGATGGTGAAGAGCGGTCCTACCCAGACCAGCTATCAAACCATTGACTATATCGAGGTCAATGGTTCCACCACGAGTGCACTGCAAGCAAGTCTCTCGGCTGAAAGCAAAACGACTCAACGTCGTCTTGCCCAAATCGGTGAACAGCTCAGTGCGCTGAATACTACCACGATGATCGAATTGTCGAAAGACGATGTCGATCTTCTGGACAAACATGACATCGTAATTTGATGTCATGCTGAGGAAGGCTGCCATTATAGTCTGCAGTTTAAAATAACGGCTAGTGCTTGTTGCGTCGGTTTTTAAACTTATTGGGATTGTTTGCTCCCAGGCATGTTGGAATGTCCCGACAATCGCACTTTCTGTTGTAATGTTTGAATGTTGTTATGTTTCAACTTCAGACATTTTAGCAGCTTTCCTCCCTCAAGGGGCAGTCTTCGGATTGCCCCTTGTTGTTTCTCAACGTAGATTTCTGAATAATTTGCAATTATTAAAATGCCATCTATTCATATTAGCTTTGATACCAACTTTATCACAATGTGGGCATTTAATTCTTTCTAATTTTGCAGAAATAGATTTTGATAGTAACTCTTTTTCTATTTGGCTCATTTTTGCAAATCGTTCTTTTGCTAGTTTTGATCGCAGATTCCCAAGCTCTTTTCGTTTTTCAGGCGATAAATTTGACCAATGAAGTTTCATGGCGTTAGAGGTTTTCAGTTTCTCTTCTTCTGATCTATTAGTTTTCGCCGCACTTAACCGATTATGACGATCAATAATTTCATCCGGTGTCATAGTCGCATTTTTGGCTTGCCTCGTATCTGATTGTTTCTTACCCATTTTAGAATACCATTCTTCTTTGCCAACAGTATGAAGAAACAATTCACGTGATTTTCGTATTTTTTCTTTAGTTTCAGGTGAATGCTTTTTGTTTAAGTTTGAAAAACCTTTCTTAGCATATGCTTCATTGATGAATAATTCAGACTCTACGACTTTTAATTTACGTTGTATTAACTCTTCTTCATTAAAAGCTTCTGCTCTGGTATCATGATATGAGATAATCAAAATGTCAAAAAGATGCGAGAATTGTGTTAATTCTTGTTTCCAAATTTTTGAAAATCTTTGACTAGACACTGATCCAAAGTAACCATTTTCTACTGAAAGAGTGTCTTTTGAGCCGATATAAAAAGGTGGCAGGTTTTCACCCGAGTAAATAGTTATGTAGACGCAATATGGTTTTTGTGTTTGCATTGTAGATTTATAATTTTAATTGTTTAAACTTTTTAAAGAGATATTTATATGACTTTTCGCAACTATATCGTTTTCGTCCGTGACCACTCTGGTTCTATGGGCATCATCGCTGAAGCCGCACGTGTCGATTTCAATGAAACCGTCGGCGCAATCAAAGAAGCGACCCTCGCTGAAAACCAAGACACTATCGTCTCGGTCATTGAATGTGGTGGCGATGTTCGCACCACCGTCCGCAATTCCTCCATCGCAGTTCTCAAACCCCTCGATCGTTACCGCACTAGTGGCGGTACTCCTCTCTTCCGCTCCGTTGACGAAGCAATCGCCATCTGCGAGCAAGTTCCCGACTACAATGATCCCGACGTAAGCTTCCTAGTCTACGTGACGACTGACGGTGAAGAAACCGAACAGCGCCATTATGGTAAGGAACTGGGTCAGAAGGTCAAACGTCTCCAAGCAAGTGATCGCTGGACCTTTGCATTCCGTGTTCCTCGTGGCGCAGCTCGTGACTTCGTCTCGCTGGGCTTCCCTGAAGGCAATGTGATGGAATGGGATCAATCCAGTCGCGGTATGTCTCAAGCCGCCGCTCAGTCGCAAGAAGCCTTCCGCTCCTACTTCAGTGGTCGTAGCACTGGTATGAAATCCACTGCTACCTTCTACGCCAATCTGAAAGACGTCACTAGTGCTGATGTCAAGGCGGCACTGGAAGACGTGAGCAGCAAAGTCATGCTGTTTCCGGTAGCTGAAAAAGAGCATGAAAAGCAAATTCGTGAATTTGTTGAAGGCCGTCTGAATGGGCGCCCAATGATGAAAGGCGCCGCATTCTATCAGCTGACAAAGTCGGAAGACAAAGTCCAATCGACCAAGAAGATTTGCATTCGCGACAAAGCAACCAATGCCATCTATTATGGCGATGCCGCACGTCAAATGCTGGGGCTGCCGGCCTATAGCGACGTTCGACTCAAGCCTGATGATCTGGGCAACTTTGACGTCTTCATCCAATCCACTTCTGTCAACCGTAAAGTTCAGAAAGGCAGCCAAATTCTGTACTGGGACGAGGTCGGCGTGGAATATAAATCAATTCGGTGATCTTAAATACTCGTTAAGTCTTTTTTTACTCCACCCTAGAGCAATTCTTGCGTCTTTTTTACAAGAATATTCTGTCCCATTGACTGTTATGGGAATTGCTCTAGGATTCCCACCACCACCAAAATTTTTAGTTCTGTTTGCTATTGCAGATGGAGATTGCTTTTTTCCTTTCTTTGTTATTGACATTTTACGTCTAGCTTCTTCAGAACGAGATTTACCGGTGTTACTAATAGAAATGGACTTACGAACTTCTGCGCTGTGCGTTCGACCGCGCATGGTTCCAAATTTTAATTTTCGTTCCTCGTTGGACATTTGAGAAATCGTCTTTTGCGCTTTTTTACCTGCCTCTCCCCATTTACTTTTCCTTTCGTCATCTGACATTTGAGAAATAGTAATTTTTCGAGTATTTTTTATTTTATCAATAGTTTCAGGCGATAGCTTTTTGCCAGTAAGCGCACGTGAAAGATTTTCACGGTGTTCTTTGGTTGTTACTTTTCTTGATGGGTAAAGTTTACCTTTTACTGCTTTATTCAAATTCAATGGATCAGATAGATGCTGCTCAATTAATTGAGTTTCAAACTCAAATGCATCACGTTTATCAAAGAATTCAGCAAGAATAAAAACTTCAAAATTTTCGAAGCCTAAATCTTTTATTGTTTTCGATGAAGTAAAGTAATGGAAACCAATATCTTTTTCGGCTTTAATCTTATTAGCGCTTCTGTACCCAAAGTAATACTGCCCTGAATTTTTATGAACTAACTTATAAACATAAGGAAGGATATTTTTATTCATGATTAAACCTTTTAAAATTAATTTTGTATTTATAGTCTGGGAAGAAGTTGGCGTGATGTACAAAGAAGGTCCATCGGCACGAAACTAAGGAGAAGCGGTATGTCAAAGTTTAAAGCAATTCCGTTCACAAATGATATAGGTCAAGTTATTAACGTGAATGACGAAGTAGTTGTCATTACTACTTCCTCTGGATATGTCTCTGTCAAAAGGGGAAAATTCGTAGGTGTTGGTGGCAATCGAGTAGTGATAGAAGCAGAAGCAACTAGAATTAACTGGATCGCTTACCCATCGAAGTACGAAAGGGTATCATATATGCGTAAATCATACTTGAATGATAATCGGGTGTATCATCTTGATACCCCATTCGTGAAGATGGTCGGTAAGAACTTCTAAGGATATGATCTATGAGCCAAAATTTTCAAGCTATTCCTTTCACTAACAGATTTGGGCAAGTGATTAAACCGGGAGATACTGTTCTTTCAATTGCGAGCAGCTACGGCCACAACATTAGAATGCGGGCGGCGATCTATATCGGGCAAACAAATGGTAGTCCAACAGTGGAATTTAACCATATGAGTTATCAGCTAAATGCTACAGGTACTCGATATGAGCACGCGCCAAAGAAGAAACGATCTACTCTTCCCAACGGTCGAATTTTCCCAACCACTTTTAGCGACAATATACTGAACGACATGTATCTTTAAGATACATGTCAGGACCTCTCAGAGGTGTTTGTATAGAGCTATGTTGTAGCTAGCATAGCTTTGTAATTTTCATCTCTGAGCACCTCTGGTGACCTCTAAACATTAATGAAAGCACTACGATGAAAAAGCTTCTCTGTTGTCTAGCTTTGCTGGCATCCTCTGCTCAAGCAACCACCTTTAACTCCTGTTCATGGAACAATCCAGGTTCCCATCCATACACTAGCGGGGCTACAAAGGCGTTGTGGGATTACGCTGACATTCCGATCGGCGTAAAGAAGTC